GTCTGCGACGGCTTGCGGTGCGGTAAATGTGTCCGCCATCAGAGCGCCTCCATTGCTTTCTGTACGATGAAGTTCAGGTCACCGGATGCGCTTACTTGTTCCGCTGCGTTGGCCGCTGTGTTCCATCGACCTTTATGTATTTGCGCCTGCTGATCGCCGACAACATACGGAGCGTATGACGCACCACTTGTAAGTATTGCTTCATCTCCAATGAGTGTGATGGTATACGCTCGGTTGCTCGCTTCGCTTAACGAAGGCGAACCACGACCACGCACATACGGTACGGTGATTTCACCGCGGCTAATTGCAGCCATTACGAAGCGTCGCTGTTTGACGCTCACGAACTTCATAGAACCTCGCGCCGGTGGTGGTGGCTTGTTTTCGCTAAGCCGCGCTTGTACCTGCGTTGCATACGCCAGTGTGACCGTGCGTATCATCTCGCCAATCTGCGCTTCGCCAATGCGGCCCGCTATCTCTACGGTGATTCGACTTGCCATCAGCGCACCAACCGCAAAGTTGTGTCGCATCGACAATTGACGTGAGCCGGTGCGCCGTCCGGGTATTCACTTCCCCAATCAGTTTCGGTTTTACCGTTAAGCGGTGAGCAAATAGGACACACAAGTTCGTCCGCGTCGGTGTTCCATACGCGTATCATCTGAATACCACGCTGACCGAGGTAGTCTTTGTAATTTGTCGTTGCCTGCGATGCGGCCCGCGTTGTCTCTGTGATGGCGATCATCTTTGCGCGCATAGGGTCGCTCAGTGGCAATACCGCAGCTTGTAAGTCCTGTATGGTCATGCCCGGTGTTGTGCGGAACGTCTCGATGATTGGCTTGATGCGATCTGCCGTCGTCTGGTCAATCTTATCCGTAGTCTTTGGCACGTAGTCGCCGAGCCAATCTTGTATGTAGCGTTGTTGACTGTCAGTCTCGACCGGGATGCTGAATTGTGTACCGAGTCGGTCCAATCGCTTGCCCATCGTCGTGCCAAGTTCGGTATCGAGTACGGGCTTGATGACTTCGCGCAGAGATGTCTCAGGTGTGTCGCTGTTGTAGATATCCTTTGCCCACTGTTCACCCTTTGCGCGCATCTCTTTGATGATGCGGTTATAGATGCGCAGTTCATCCGGTGTCATATCGTCAACCGGTGCTTTGATGGCGTTGACAATGTCGTGTACTTCAGCGACGGTCATACCCTTGTAGCATCTCGCCATCACTGCGATGACCTCTTCAGCGGTTATCAGCGCAGAATCAAACGAGGTTCTCGGGTCTCGTCCGCTCTTAATCCTACGCTCGACTTTTTTTGAGAGTAGCGCCCACTCTGCGGTCTTTGCTTCCGCGTCGGCTGGTATCTCGACTACTTCGGGTGTTGTCAGCGCCGGCTCGGTGTCTTGCAATGGTTCGCTTGGTGCGTCCGGTGTTGGTGCCGGTGCTTCTTCGGCTGGCCAGTACTCATCCAAGTTGTCAATACCGAGTAGCATCGCCGCCGACCGCGCCGGAATTCCACCTTGCACGTACTGAAGGAACGAACCAGCCCGCGCCGCCTCGTCCGCTTGGAATACGTCCATCATCTCAGGGTTGAACTTGAATTCGTACTTTAGCGGGTTGAGTAGTTGGCTATTGATAACCGCTTCGTACATGTTGAGCCGTGGCACGATGGTTTCACGCCAGAAACTTTGCCGGTCGGAGTCCGCCGTTGCAAAGTTCGCCGCCGATGCTTCGAGCATGGTACGCGGTACGCCCAGCGTCGCTGCTACGGCCGTAATGGTCCGCTCGGATAACTCCGGCATTTGCATCGTGTCGATGTTTGGCGTTAACTGCGTAACCTTCAGATCGGGACTGCGTAAGAAAAGGTATTTGAACGCGTTGAGAATACCGCCGCCGGCTTTTGCGTTGATGTCGGCACTAAAGCGCTCAACCTCTGCGGTGTCGGTGTATTCGGGAAGGTTCATCACCGTCACCGGCTGCGCGCCACCTTGAAAGAACGCAGTGGCGAATGCGGTCAAGTAATGCGATAACTGCGCATTTTGCAAAGCGACCGCCGCCGGTGCTAAGCCGGGACCGACGTCCTCGATGAACGAAGGTTCGCGGAAGTACACAATATCGTCCATCGTCCATGGGCCGTAGAGCCGACCGTTTAACGTCTGCGACCACGTCATCCCGCGATACGGTTCGTAGATGTCCGCTTTGCTTTGATCAAAGAACCACGTCGTGTTTGCTGCGTTCAATGATATGAAGCCAGTCAGCGTGCGCCCTTTGACGACACGGAGCCAATACGCTGCGCCGAAGATGAGTAGATTGCGCTCGGTGTCTTTGATGAGCTGGGGAAGATTCATCTGCCACGGCCAGTCCACCGGTTCGCCATTGCGGGTCAGTTGGAACGGCACCGAGGATAGCGCGTCGGCTCGAAGGTTCACCGCACGATACAACATTGGCACCATGCGGTACGCATCCGCAGGTGAGTAAAGCTTCCCGCTTCGGTTCATCGTGTCGAGCCATCCGTTGGGATACTGAATAGGCATTAAGCGAAACTCCATTCTATCTTTGGCGTGCTCAGCATACCGACCGCGCCGCTCACTGCGTCCACGTAGTCGTCATGCGGTGCGCTTGGAAATGCGACGACTTCATCTATAAAATCACGAGCCCACGCACCGGCAACGATGCGCACTGCGCCCGCTTCCGCTCGTCCGGCCCATGGCATCGCCCGTTGTACTTTGTCGCCCTTCACATCGATACCGCGAAACGGCACCGAAGCCAACTCCGGAACTCTGCGCAGTTCTTGAACCGCTGCTAATCCGTTCATGGCTTTTTCAATGCCGTGCGTCGTGTTCTCTTCGCTGCGCATCGTCGATATCATCACGCGTCGCACGTCGGGCCACTCTGCGCGCATGTGGATACCGTCGGCTATGTAGAGCACCCCTTCGTGCAAACAACACCGCACGCTGGCAGTATAGTCCGCTGATTGCTTCGTACTCGTTGCTAAGTCCCAATAGCGGAACCACTTTGCGCCGTGTGGTCGAACATCGCCGACTCGAAGCCACTCACGACGGAACAACGCGCCGATTGGGTCGGTGAATTCGCCGTCCACTTCTTGACGATACATTTCCGAAGTCATCGACTGTTTCAACGTCGACACGAAGGTGTCATCGAGGAATGTGTTGTCGGTCGTCTTACTTCGGATCGTGGCGTAGTCGCGATGGTCGCCAGTGAACAACTCGTAGACCCAATCTTTGCCGCGTGGCGTGGTCGACATCCAAGCCCGACCCGGTGCTTCGCGCAATGTCGCAATACTCAGCGGCCATATCTCTGCATCCATCATAGCCACCTCGTCAAGCCAAAGCCACCCCGCATTGGCGCCACGCAGTCGGTCTGGGTTGTCAGCACTGCGGAATATGATGCGACGGTCACCGATGAGCCGTAGTTCCATCTCTGACTTGTTCCACGCGGTGACGATGCCTGCCTTCGCGGTCAACTTTAGAATGGTCTCCATTGCGCCAAGCCGAAGCATTGGGTAGGTCGGAGCCACGACCAGTCCCGTGGTGCCCTTCGGTTGACGCAGTGCTTCCACCGCTCCGGCCCGGGTCTTACCTGAGCCACGACCGCCGACGAATAGCCGGAACCGTGCGTCACTCGCCCAGAATGCCCTTTGGGGTGACGTCTGCGAACTGTGCCGGATCGTCGGGAGCGCTGAGGTCGATGGCGTAGTCGCTTGGCGTGTTGGAGTTAACGACATGATGATTGTCTCGGTACTTCCAAGGTCGAAGCCCCTTCAATAGGAATATCAGAAGAACATCACTTCCGGCTTTTGCGCGATCTCGTGCAATGCTTTCGAGTTCGTCGGCACCGTCTTCTTGTGCGTCGTCGATGGCCTGCCGAAACTCATCATCGACGTCGCGCAGCTTGTACACTGCGCGTCTCGATACGCCGGCAATGGTCAGCGCTTGGCTAATGTTGCCGGTCTTCGAATACGCACGCAGAAACGGAACACACCAAAGCGGACGACCGGGTAGATTGTATTCGCCCTCTTTGCGCTTGGCGATGGTCACCCGATTTTCTCCGAAGAGATGAACCGAAGCGCCACGTTGAGAATAGCCAACGCATACGCCAGCTGCGGAACCAAGTCTTTCATTTCGGGCCACTGTGTGACCGTGCCGATAATCATCGTTGCCAAGGTCAACACGTTAATCCATACGGTCTTCGATTGATACCATGGTTTCATACTAGGCTCCTATCTCTTGACGAATCCAAATCAGAAACACCGCCCACACGCAGGCAATAATCAGCGCACCGACGTACGCTTGTTTCTCAAGTGTCGCGATGCGCTTTTCGAATTCTCTGAAGTTGGCATCACCGTTTTCGAGACGAGACAACACCGCGTCAAGCTTTGTCTCTACCCGGGCCAGCTTCGTCTCTAATGATTCTGTCATCGTCATCCCTGATACGCTCGAAACTCTGTGCGGATGGTGTCCATGTTGATCGCGGTGCCCGGACACGTCTTCTTTGCCGCTGGGTATTCGCGGTGTCCCTTCAGTGTGTCTTTGCTGACCGTGATGCTACGCCACTTCATCAGCTCCAACGTCGTCGCTCTGACCGTCGTATGAAGGTCGTCAGGCCAAGCGTGAACATCGTAATCGCCAACGACCTCGATGCCCCACATCGTGTTATTCCCGCGGATGTCTGAGCAATGAACGCCGGGAAGGTTTAGCGGGCACATTTGCCAGATACCGTCGTTCTCGACCTTCGGCGATCCGACCGCGATGAACAGATGCGGACCGCCACGCCATCCCATAGCTTGGTACCGTGAAGACATTGCATCCATGGTGCGCTTACCGTTCCATTGGCTCGGTGTCGGTCGCCATGTGTGATGCAAGACCACGCCCTTTGCCCACGGTGCGACGCTTGGCGCATACTTGGCCAGATGCGCACGGAACTCGTCGACCGTGCGCCACTGAAGCAAAGCGTATGCGTAGCTCATGACCGCGTTCCTGCCCATCGGGATATCTTGTTCATGAACGCAGATTTGTTCATGCGGTTGACGATGAAATACAACTCATTTCCGATGACCGTGATGTTGCCGTGTGCGTCCTCGTAGTATTGAATCAGTGACCACGGAGTTTCAAGGTTGCGACGATACCATAGATGGATGGCGAACTTCTTCGAGATGATGCCGTATGCGCTCATCGACGTGGCGAACCATTGGCCCGCTTTGTCGACCTGTACGAACGTCTGCGTTGCCGTGTAGGTTCCGCCGGGTAGGTTCAGTTCAACCGGGTTGGGGATTGGTGGTTGTACGTTGGTCATGCTTCGTCCTCCTCTGCGTTTATTATCGCATTGCCGTCAAGTTGACACGACCACCACGCCAGACGACGTCGTGCGATGTCAACGTATTCCGGGGTGATGTCGATGCCGATGAACTGCATCCCTTCGACCATCGCCGCGCACCCCGTCGACCCCGAGCCCATGAACGGGTCAAGCACGACGGCTCCACGTGGTGCGACGAGGCGAATCATGTAGCGCATTAAGGCGATGGGCTTCACGGTCGGGTGATGGTTGGCGCGTTGCGCCTCCACCCCGTCGAGCCCCGCTTTGCGCTCCGACCGCGACGCCTTCGCCGTGTAGAAAAATCGAGACGCGCCGCCGGTGTCTGAGTATCCTCTAGGAGTAATTCCGTCTCTCTTTATATGGAATGTACTCCCAGATACAGAATGAGAATCATCTGATTTCCTGATACCACTATTACTCACCCCGCTCTGCTCATCCAGCGCCGCCGCTGCCTCCTCGTCGAGCATGACGTTGGCTGGCCAGCGGCCGCCATCATCGCCCACCCTGCACCCGTCGATGTTGAGCCCACCGGTGCCCCATTGCGCCACGTTGTCCGCCACCGTGCCCCGCAGTGGTTTGCGCGCCAATATCGCCGGCTCGTACGCTGGTTTGAGC